GCTGCCGGCGCCCGGCGACGGGGACGCGAAGGGCAAGCTCGAGCAGCTCGAGAGCGGCATCGAGCTCTACGAGATTTTTTGGGGCCACGGGGAGGTGCTCAACTGGGCAGACGGCACGCCCGCGGTGCGCGTGGTCGAGGAGATGCCCTTCTTCGAGTGGTCGGAATTCAAGATCGCGCACGCCGAGCACGGTATGTGCGACGCCGACGTGCTCGCGCACTCGCAGCGCGTCAACAGCACGCTGAAGCGGCTGATCCTCGACAACCAGCAGATGCGGAACAGCTCGCGCTACGAGGCGGTGCATGGCGCGGTGAAAAACCCGCGCGACCTGATAGATAACAAGATCGGGGGAGTGATCTGGTCATCGCGCATCGGCAGCGTGGCCGCGCTCGCGACCCCCGAGCTCTCGCCGCTCACGCTTGCCGTGTTGCAGATGCTGCAACGCGACAACGAGAGCCGTACCGGCGCCAGCGAGCTCGCGAAGGGCATGAGCACCGACGCGATCAAATACCAAAATGCGGCCGACATGATCGAGCGGCTGACCAACGCATCGAACCGCCGGATTATGAAGGCCGCGCGCGACTTCGCCGAGACACTGCTCGTGCCGCTGTCGAAGTTCATCGTGCGCGAGGCGAAGCGCCACGACCACAGGCTGCACTTGCTGAACATCGCCGGGCAGCAGACACCGACCCAGCCGGCGGCCCAGTGGAGCGACTACGAGGCCGACTGCAAGGTTCAGCCGGCACTCACGTCGCAGCAGGGCCAGCAGTCCGCACAGAGCCTGCTGATGCTGCACCAGCTCCTGCTGCAAAGCCCGCAGCTCGCGACGCTGTACGGCACCGAGCAGCAGTTCGCGTTGATGGACGAGGTATTCGACGCGATGGGCATCACCGACTCGGTGCGGTTCCTGATGCGCCCGAGCGACCCGCAGGCGGTGCAGGCGCAGACCCAGCAGCAGCAGCTCCAGCAGAAGCAACTGGCCGACCAGAACCAGATCGTGGAGCTCGAGAAGCAGGAGCGCAGCCTTCGCATCGCCGCGTTGAACGCGCACGAGATGCGCGAGGATCAGAAGCTCGAGCTCGACCGGCGCAAGTTCCAGCTCGAGGCGGCTGACACGGCAGCGGACAACCAGCGCGAGAACGAGAAGCTGTCGTGGCAGAAGATCACCGACGTGGCTGAGTACCGGCTCGAGCAGCAGCAGGACCGGGCGGTGCGGATCGGCGCCGGGGTGCGCGCGGCCGCGGCCGGCTCCGGTGGCGCGCCGGGAGCACGCCGATGATCAAGCCCGACTACAAGACCCTGAGCGAGATGCCGAACGAGTTCGCGGCCCAGTGGCGCCGCAAGATGCGTTATGGCGACCCCGACTACATCCGCGAGCGGAGGAAGGAATTTGAGCGACAACGAGCAGCCAACGAAGCCGCCGCACGAGGCGACCCCCCGCCGCCGCACAAAGCTCCAGCCGGCAGTGGGGCGCCGGGCAGCGAGGCCGCGGGAGCTCCCGCCGAGCCGGGAGGAGATCCTCTCGAGGGGGGAGGACTGCGCCCGGCTCCTGAACAGCCCCGTGTTCAACGTCGCCGTGCGAACCGCAATCGAGAATTGTCAGGACGCGATCCTGAATAGCGAGCCGGCCGCGGTGGCCGAGCGCGAGGGCTACTACGCGGCGATGCGCGGCATGAACATGATCATGGGCGAGCTGGCGGCGTGCGTGCATCTGGCGCGGGCGTTGACACAGCGCGAGCTCGAGGAAGAGGACCGCTCGGCCGGTGCGTGGGACGCGCACCTGTCGGGCAACTGATTGGACAACCCCTGACGAGGTGCTAGTATGGCCGAAGCAACTGTATCGACCCCCGCCCCGGCGGCCCCTGCACTGGGACCAGCCCCCGGCAAACAAGGCGGATCGATCCGCGACTCCTTCATGCGCCGGCTTCAGGCCGAGCGTGGCGAGATCCCGCAGCCCGTGCGGGCCAATCCGCCGCAGCCCCGCGCCCCAGCCGCAGCCCAGCCCCAGCGAGCCCCTGAGCCTGCCTACGCCGCTCAGGATCACGGTGGCGAGCCGAACCCTGCCCCAGTCGCGGAACCCGGTGACGAGCCCCTCGAGGAGCTGCCTGAAGGCACGCCCCCGGAGGGCGAGCCGCTCGAGGAGGAGGCCGACCCCAACGTGCCGCCCGAATTGGCCGCGGCCCGCGCCGAGATCGAGCGACTCCAGAAGCGCGAGCGAGAGCTGACGGGTGACTACACCCGCAAGACCATGAAGCTCGCCGAGAGCGGTCGACAGCTCGAGCAGGACGGGGTCGTTGTCCGCAACGCAGCGCAGACCTTGGCAGGGATGATCGAGCACCCGGTGCAGCAATTCGCACAGGTGAATTGGGCTCAACTGCAAGTGCAGGCGCCCGAGAAGTACCACGCACTGCGCCAGCAATACGAACAGGTCGTGCGTGCTCGAGACAACGTCATGCAGTTGGTCGAGCAGATGGAAGCGCAGCAGGCCGAAGCTCTCGAGCGGCACCGCCAGCAGGTTGCCGAGGTGTCTCGCGACATCCTCAAGACCCGCGTGCCGGGCTGGAGCAACCAGACCTACGCTGCACTGCGCGACCTCGCGGTGGCCGACTTCGGCTACACCGCGGATGAGATCGATCGCACGATTGACCACCGCTTCATCGAGCTGCTGCACGCTGTGCATCACAGCCGCTCGGCGAAGGACAAGCTGCTCGGTGTCGACCGCAAGGCGCCGCAGAACAAGCCGCAGGGTGCCAATCGTCAGGTGATTCGCAACACGCAGGGTCAGTTCCAGAACGCGCGCCAGCGTGCCATGAACAGCCCCGGCGACAAGCAGGCTTTCCGCAGTATGTTCGCTGCGAAGCTCGCTGCTGAACGTCAACGCAACGGTGGTTGAAGTGCCGGCATCGCCGCGCACTCCCCCGCAACAGGAGATACGACGATGCCCGGCTTCGATACTTACACCCAGCTCCGCCAAGCAGAGGACGTCGAGGACGTCATCTACAACATCAGCCCGATCGACAACCCGGTCGCGTCGATGTCCCGCACGATCGCCGCCAAGGCGAAAATCCACGAGTGGACCGAGGACGTGCTCGCCGCCGCCGGCAGCAACAAGAAGGTCGAAGGCGCGGCAGCCGGCGCCGACACGAGCGTGCCGGTGCTCGAGAAGTTTTCGTACTGTCAGATCATGGACAAGATCGCAGAGGTGACGGGAACGCTCGAGGTGGTCGACAAGTACGGGCGCGACAGCGAGATGAGCTACCAGCTCGAAAAACGCTACGGGGAGCTCGCAAACGACGAGGAGCTCGCGATCGTCGGCGCACCGGGCGGAACGCGGCAGGTCGGCAACGCCGGCACGGGCGCGGTGGCACGCGAGATGAAGTCGCTGCACACCCAGCTCGACACCACGACGCAAGTGCCGGGGCTCACCGCGGGCACGCTCGGCGTCGTGATCGACGCGACCGCGTTCACCACGATCGTGCAGCTCGAGCAGGGGCTGCTCGACGCGCACCTCAAGACGTTCAGCTTCGGCGGCAATCCGAAGTACCTGTTCGTCAACCCGTCGCGCGTGCGGCACATCAACCGCTTCGCGTACAGCGCGGGTCGCCAGCGCGACATCCGCAACGAGAAGGTGCTGGTCAATGTCATTGACCTCTACATTTCCTCGTATGGTGAGCTCGACGTGGTTCTCGACAGGCAGCAGGACGCCTGCCTGTTGCTGCTCGACTTCGAGTACCTCGCGACCCCGGTGCTGCGCTCGACGGCGGACTGGGCAATCGCCAAGACCGGCGACAGCGACAAGCGTCAGATCCTGCGCGAGAGCTCCTTCGCTGTGCTGAACAGCAAGGCGCACGCGATGGTCGACAACGTGCCGGCTGTGCTCACCTGAGCAATTGCCGCTGCTGAAGGGCACGGGGCGCGTGGCTGGCAGCCAGTACGCGCCCCGTTTTTGTTACGCACCGAGAGGACAAGCCGATGCCCGATGAAGAACCGATCCCGACCCCGGAGCCGACTCCCGAGCCGACCCCGGAACCGATGCCCGAGCTGCTCGAGGACGAGCCGCCGCCGGAAATCACTGAGTTCGCCCGCGTCGTCGGGGCGAACGTCAGCGACACGCCGAGCAATGCCGCGAAGCGGCTGAAGGACATGGCAGTCACCTGATGCGGCGGGTCATGGCGCGGTACGGGGACACGCACCGCTACTTCGCCAGCGAGGACGGCAAACACTACCGCGGTCACTATCAGGACCACGCTGCGCTGAAGGCGCACATCGAATTCACCGACCAGATGGTGAACGGTGCGCCTTCGCGCGGCAATCCGAACCAGTGGGGCTACGCCGGCTCGATACCGATGTCGCTGCTGTGGGAGTGGTGCCAGAAAACGCGCACGCCGCTCGACGTGTGGGCGCGCGATGAAGGCGGCGCCAAGCAGCATTTCCTGCGCTGGCTGAAGTCGGAGCACCCGCACCTGTTCCCGCAGCAGGTCACGCGAGCTCGACCGCAGATCGTGGTGCCGGTCACCTACAGGAAGCGCACCGATGCCTAGCCTGCCGCCGATCACCGACTACGCATCGCTCCAGAACGCGGTCATCGCGATGAGTGATCGCAGCGACGCGGAGTATGTGCAGTCGATCCCGCTGTTCATCCAGCAGGGCGAGACCCGGCTCTTCCGCAACCTGCGGTGCCCGGCGAACGAAGCCATCGCGACGTACCTCGCGACCGCGTACCCCGACAACGTCCACGGCATCGCGATCCCCAACAACTACCTCGAGGCGAAGTGGGTGCTCTACGCGGACATCCCGCTCGAGCGCATCAGCGATCAACGCTACCTCGCACTGAGCCAAGGCGCAGGCGTCGCGCCCGGCCGCCCGTGCTACTTCGCGCGCGTCACCGACCAGCTCCTGTTCTGGCCGCACGCGGACGCGAACGAGGACGTGCGCGTCGGCTACTACGAGGCGCAGGGGCCGATCAGCGAGTCGGTGCCGTGGGTCAAGATGCTGCGCGTCGCGCCGTTCGCGTACCTCTACGGTGCGCTCGCCGAGGGCGCGCGGTTCACGCGCGACGTCGCACTGATGCAGCAGTGGCAGCAACTGCTCGAGGGCGAGATCGCCGAGCTGAACGATCAGGCACTCGACAACGAGATTTCCGGCTCGACCATCTCGGTCACGTCAGGAGGTAGCTGGTAATGCCCGCTCCATTTTTCCTCGCCGGTCCCGGCAAGGCCGAGATCGATGAAGCCATCGCGCTCGCGCGTGCGTGGGCGATTCTCATGGGCGATCCGCCCGTGCTGGTCGCCAACGACGACTACAGCTCGAAGCAATGGGCGAAGTGGTCGCAGGAGTACGCCGAAGCCGCCGCGCTGGCGCGCGACCAGCTCCTCGCCGCGGTGATCAAGACCCCCTACGAGTTCCTGCTCACGGCTGCCGGCGCGGCGCCCGTGGTCGGCTCCTCGCAGGGCTGCTTCAACTTGGTCGCGTCGAAGCTCGTGCTCGCGCACGTCGGCATGATGACGCCGCAGACCGCGGGCACGCCGATCGTGGTGGACTTCTACCTCGACGCGGTCGTGGTCGCCACGGTCGAGCTGCCGAACAATCAGGCCACCGTCGCGCTCGAGCTCGACCTCGACGCGCCGGTCAACACCAAGATGGTCGCGGTGGCGACCGCGGTCGGCACGGGCGGCGCCGGGCTGCGCGCCGGCTTTGTC